TTTTTTCATAGGTTCAAAGGTAAGGAGTTATTCTGAGACTGCCAAAACTTTTTTCAATAACTTTCAAAAAAAGTGTAAAAGACCCAATTGTGTCCACCATCATTGAGTTGTGGAAAGTCCGTAGTTTCAAAATGCTCTTCAAGCAATTCTTGGAGCGCATCTTGCTCAATCTCATTTGTACCGTCAGGTCGGTAATCGTTAAACAATTCCGCAACATCCCAACCACTCAAATCAAAAATGGTTTTGGATAAGGTAATGTCTGAGTCATTCCCCAAGATTGAGGAGATTTCTGGATTGACTTGAACTTCATCTGATTTCAAGATGATGTTTTTCTTAATGTAGAGTGAGTATCCCATGTCTGTGTGTTTTTTAATTTCTATACGAAGGTAAGGACTTATTCTGAGACTGCCAAATCTTTTTTATAGTTCAACAGGTTTAAGTTGGTGGTTGGAATCAACAGAGATGTGATACAGTGGGGTATAATCCTGTTTGAGGATTTCAATTGAACCACCACACTTCTTTATTCCATTGTGAATATATTTTCGTTCTACATAGAGGATAGCGTCCTTCAAGAGTCCTTGAAAAGTTTCTGTGTTGGAATAACCTTCTTCTCTGTCAAAATAAGTTGTCCATTCTTGGATGATAAATTTGTTTCCCATATCTGTGTGTTTTTTAATTTCTATACGAAGGTACGCACTATTTATCAATGTACAAAATAAATTTTCAAATTTACATAACTATGACAAAAGAGAAATGGTATTCAGTAATTCGTCACACATTAACCTTCGTTGGTGGTATCTTGGTGATGAAGGGCACAATTGATGAAAGTGTTGCCGAACAAATAATTTCAGGTGTTATGACTTTAACAGGTCTTATCTGGGGACAAGTGGAAAAAAAGACTTCTTAAATATTTCCTTCTATTTAGATTGGTAGATATTTATAACTGGAGCGATTTTTTTATTCTTATCATAACTCAAGCTTTTTTTGCTCCCATTTGTTTAGACCCCAGTTAATTTTACATTCTCTGGGGTTTTTTATTAAAAAAAATAAATTATATTAAATTTTACTTATGATGGATAAAAATCATTTTTTAATCAAAAATTATTTTAATTTAGATGAAGAAGATAAACAGTATGTTTTATGTGAATTAACAAAAACCTATATGGATACAAATAAAGATAAAGGATTTTCATTGACTGAACTTGTATATGGGCTTGATTGTGTTATTGAAAGAGCCAATGATGAAGAATATTATGAATTAAGTCAGGCATTTGTTGATATAAAACAAGCTCTTGATTTTATTGTTAAAGATGATTCAAAAATTAAAAACAAATAATTATGGGTGGTTGCGGATGTAAAAAGAAAAATATAATTAATAATTTAAATTCGCCTGTTCATATTCAAGAAGCGAAAACCTCTTTTGAATTATTAAATCAAAAAGATATGTCCGAATTTGATGATTTTGATATATTGGAGGTAAATAGGATATATTTATCATTGTATCCCAATGCAAAAGGAATGGCATCAGTTGATTCCATGATGAAGGATATTAAAAGTGCAATACAAATATATGGAACAAAATATAGAATACCCTGAAAATAAATTCCCAAAAGGTGGTAGAGGGCATAGAGCTGAAGATAGATTCCCTTCAAATTGGAAGGAAATTATGATTGAATGCGGAAAAAATGGTCAACACAATACAGCTATTTTTAAAGCTTTAAATATTCATCACGATACTCACTATGAAATAATGAAACGCAATGAAGAATATGCTCAAGTTTATAATGAATATTTAAAACATTGTGAAGATTGGTGGTTTGAAAGTGCCAGAGATGCCATAATGGAAGGAAAATCAAAAATGTTTAACCAACATTTATGGTTAACTATTATGAAAAATAAGTTTAGACAGACATGGAGAGATGAAACTCAATTGGATGTTACAACTGCTGGTGAAAAAATAGAAAATCCAGACCCAATTAAAATAGAAATTATTAGACGAAATCAAGAAAATGAATAATGGGCACCGTACAAACAACCGTTGTATTTGATGAAATTCTAAAATCTGATGAAATCGGAAAAAGAATTGTGGTTGCTCAAGGTGGTTCTCGCTCGGGTAAAACCTTTAATATTCTAATTTATTGGGTTTATCGCTTGCTTCAAGAAAATGGAAAGACATTATCCATTGTCAGAAAGACATTACCCTCTCTTAAAAATTCTGTTCTTAAAGATTTAATTGAGGTTCTTGAATTATTTGGAATTTATAATCCCGAACATCTTCATAAACAAGAAGGTTGGTATAGATTGGGAAATAATGTTATCAATTGGTTTTCAGTTGACGAAGCTCAAAAATTGCGTGGTTCAAAAAGACATTATCTTTATTGCAATGAGGCAAACGAATTAAAAGTTGAAGATTGGAATCAATTAATTTTTAGAACAAGTGATAAAGTTATTGTGGATTTCAACCCCTCTGAATTAAAGAGTTGGGTGTATGATTTGGTAAACAGAAATGATTGCCATTTTTTCAAAACGACATGGCGTGATAATCCTTTTATTGAGCAATCCATTATTGATGAATTGGAATCTTTAAAAGAAAAGGATGATAATCTTTATAGAGTATATTCTTTAGGTGAAAGGGGAAATCCTCAACAACTTGTATTCAATAAATTTTTTGAGATTGATGAAATTCCACATGATGTTAAATTATTAGCCAGAGGAATTGACTGGGGATTTAATTCACCAACCGCATTGGTGGAGGTATACAAACATGAGGATAGTCTTTTTATCAATGAAAAATTATATGTTAGAGGTATGACAGTACCTGACATTCTTCATAAAATGGAATCAATGAAAATTGATAAAACTGATACCATTTGGGCTGATTCTGCTCTTCCACAAAACATTGAAGAGTTGAAAAGAAATCGTTGGAATGTAAAACCTGTTAAAAAGAAACCAATTATGCATGGTTTGGATTTAATTAGAAGACATAAAATTTATATTACAAAGAATTCTCGTAATATTATGGAAGAATTTTCTACTTATAAATATAAAGAAGATAAAGATGGTTATTTATTGGATGTGCCAGAAGATGATAATAACCACGCAATTGATGCCATTCGCTATGTTTTGGAGTCAGAATTAATAAAAAGAACAGGAAAAATAACTATTTTATGATAAAAATTAATATAGATGAAGAAGTTATTGATGTTAAAGATTATATGTCCGTAGCTCAATATCAAAAATTCATAAGAAACGAAAAACTTTATAAAGAAAATCCAGCAGAATTATTATCTTTATGGTTGGAAATCCCAATGAATACCATAAAAGATTTGCCATTAGAAGAAGTTAAATTTGTTGAAAATTATTTAACTCAAGAAATTACCAAAGAATTCAATGAAGATAAATTATATGAAACATTTGAATTTGAAGATGTTGAATATGGATTGGAAAATGATTGGTCAAAATTGGCTTGGGGTGCTTGGGTGGATTTTCAGGTCTTGTGTGGTGACAATGTTCAAGAAAACATACATCGCATAATGGCTATATTGTACCGACCCATTTCTGAACCAAGAAATAAAAAGGGAAAATATAAAATCAAACCTTATAAGGCATCAGAGATTGAAGATAGAGCTGAAATCTTTAGAAGATTGCCAGTTCATTATTGGTTTGGCGCCGCTAATTTTTTTTTTCTAACATCAATAATATACACCAACAATATTCAGAATTCTTTGAAGTTAACGATGGAGATAAATCAGAAAGCGATGAAGGGGTACAAGATACTCCCCAAATGGATAAAGCGCAATCTATCAACAGATTTTATTTTGCCATTACATTTCAACTGGCAAAAGAAGATATTACCAGGTTTGAGCAAATGGATGAAGTAAATGTATATTTAGCGTTGAACGCCGCTTCTTTATTAAAAGAGAGACGAATGAAAGAAGAGGAAGAGATTAAAAAATTGCAACAAAAGACAAAAAGAAAATAATGGAAGAATATATTTCATATCATAAAATAATAAGTTTATTCAAGGAATATCAAGAATCTCAATCGGGTATTGGATTGAATAGTTTTGGACATGGAAATATTGTGATGTTTGGTCAAACAGCATCAGGTATGACACCAACATATCCAATGATGTTTGTTACACCTCAATCTGTTGATTATTTGGAAAATACAACCAATTGGTCAATAGATGTGATATTTGCTGATAGAATAAATGATGATATGTCAAATGAAATTGATGTTATTTCAGATATGTCAATTCAAGCCAAAAGATTTATTTCATTTATTAAAAGAGGATTTGACCAAAATCCTCCATTATATGATTATATGGATTGTTCGCTTCCGCTAACATCAACTCCATTTATGGAGCGTTTTAATGATTATGTTGGAGGAATTGTTGTATCACTTCAATTGCAAGTATTTGAGGATATTAATGCTTGTGATTATTATGATTTAAATCCAACCCCAAGTGTTACTCCAACATCAACCGTTACTCCAACACCAACAATAACTGTTACTCCAACAATAACTGTTACTCCAACGGTGACAGCGACCGTTACTCCAACAGCCACTGTTACTCCAACCATTACGGTTACTCCAACCATTACGGTTACTCCAACGGTGACAGCGACCGTTACTCCAACAACCACTGTTACCCCAACTGCAACATTAACACCAACCCCAACAACAACTCCATCTGTTATATTTGAGCCAGAATATCAAGATATATTAGATTATGCAACATTACAAGGTTATACTTTACCATCTTATTCAACGCAAATTAAACAGAATAATTTGGTTATTGATTTGAAGTCAAATGGTAACTGGGCTGATATGGATATTATGTATGTTCCCGCAGGTGATGGTGATGAGGATTTTGCAACAATTAACTGGATTGACCCCACTGCTGGATTTAATCTAACAATTGGTGGAGGTATAACTTATGCAACCAATACGGGATATAAAGGAAACGCATCAAATGGATATCTACAAACAAATTTCAATCCAAGTTTAAGAACTGCAGGAAATAATTCAGATGTGAGTATGGGTGGTTGGTATGTGAATGTTAAAAATACTTTAATTGGTGGTTTTGTTACTTATAGACAACATATTATTACTGAAAGCGCAGCGGTGAATAATTATTATTCTGCGTATGTACCAAATGGATTAATAATAAATGCTGGAGCAGTAACACATACTGACGGATTATGGGTTGTTGATAATAACGGTTCGGGTTCAGTTAGATTGTATAAAAATAGTGTTCTAACTGCCACCGCCGCTGACGGAAGTCCTGCAACACGAAGTTTAGTTACTGGACTTATAAGTTTACTTGCTCGTCATAGAGGTGGCGGAACTTATGATTTCTATTCAGATTCATATTGTTATTTTGCGTTTCACGGAGTAAGAAATGCTAAAAATGGTTTATACACCATAATCAATAATTATATCGCATCATTATAATGGTTTACAAATTAGAAAATATAGACCAAGTAGAAAGTTTAAGTGGACAAACATATTGCAACAACTTTTATTTTAACCCTGTTCAAGATGGAAATACTCCTCCAAATTGGGTTATATCATCCCAAGAAGTTCAAGACCTTTGTAGAACAGAATTTTTATGGATTAAAGACCTTCAACAAATTGAATGGGTCGCACCAATTTATGAACCTTAAAATTAGAAAATAATATGAAATCTGAAAATCATATTGGTTGGAGAACTTTAAGACAATGGAATAAAGATAAAAATATTAACAATGATATAAGTTATACAGATTATGAAATAACCTACCTTACTTGGGATTTAAGGACACGAATCTTAAAATTGATGGTAGACTATTACAATGATAAAAAACTC